AACTACTGCTGATAACACAGGAACAACAATAGCTAAAAGAGCCCATCCTGGAATCTTTGGTAGTACTAACTTGAGAAGTTGAACTGCTCCGAACACTACTACTGGTGTAAGCACTGCTATTAATTCTGTAGGGAGTACCTGCAAAATTACTAAAATCATAGCTAAATCGAACATTATTTATTCTCCTGTTTTATGAATGAGTAAACTAAAGATATTAACCGTTTACACGTGTTGATATAATCTGCTCAGGCCAAAGAGTAACATTTTCTGTTACCGTAATTGTACCTTCTCTGATAGTCTTACCCCAAGTCTGTATCCAACATCGCTCGTATACGATTGTTCTGGAAGGATTACCTAAAGATGCAGGTCCTCTTATCTCCTCTACAATTTGTATTGGATCTGTAACTTGAGAAATATCTTCAAAAGAAGCAAAACCTAAAGCCTCCATCATACTTTGATTATATGTCTCTAATCTATCTAACGTAATGGAAAACTCTGTCCTGCCAGGAACTATCTCGACAAGATCGCTTGCTTCATTTAAGATTTCACGAACTCTTTCGAGATTCCTGTTGGCTGTAGGATTAAATCCTTGAACAGTTCCTATTACTTTACCGTTAGCTTTAACAGTATAGGCATAGGAAACGGCTACGGTCGTGTTTGGAATACGCGTCATTTTAAATCTCCTTCTTAAAAATGTGTAAGAGTTTTCTTACTTCTGCTTATAAATCGGTGACCATAACATTCTTGCTAAAACCTTCTGCAAGATTCGGAATAGTTGAAAAAGCTTCCTGATCTGTTAAAAGTGGTTTACCGGCGTAAGCTTCTGCGCTCATATCAAGTGTACCAACGCCAACACCCTTATGATTTAATCTGTAAGGATATACACCGACTTCTGTTTTTGGTTCTGCTACTACTTCTAAAAGACTTTCATCTGAAGAAATAACATCTATTGAAGTGACGTCAGTTGGTTCTCCGCCGTCATCGACAAAAGAGTAACTAATAATACCATATTGATCAGCTTGTATTTCGAACATGTTATTTTCCTTTTTTTAATTCATGAATAATTATTTTCTTAGTCAAACGTAATGAGCGCTTTTTACTTCCTCTGATATAGGCTCTGTATATCAGGAATAACACTGTTAATATGCCTAAATGTACTAATAAAAGCAATAAAAATAATAACGCAAATATTATTGCAATGGCAGCATCCATCACTTATACATAAGTACTTACTGTGACTGAAATCCACTTCAACGGATAAAGATACTTGATACTACAAGTTACATCAATTTTCCTTGGCTCTTCTGTATTCTGCTTTGCAGATATCTTTGTCTCACCAGTTGTAGGATTATCGTTTTTACCATAATCAAATATCTCACGCTGTTTAACCAAAGTCCTCAAAATTGCTTCAGTTGTTGCGATTACATCATTTGGTGTAGTAGGAAGAATTACAACTCCCTTACCCATATATGTATTTTCTAAACCATTGCGCAAAGACCTTTTAACTAATCTTTTCTGAGCTATTACGCTCATTTCTTGTGTATCCGCATTTGCGGGATCAGTTGTAATAGCATCTCTAACTTTTATGACGCCTGATTTACTTGTAAGTACCAGGCAACCACTAGCTGCGAGGAAGTTCATTTCAAAATCACTCCACTTCTCATCTTCCATGGTAATACCAGTAATAGTCATACCTGTAATAGGTGTGCTTCTTAATTGCTGCGCTACTTGTTTTCCTGCAACTGCAGCAGCTGCAAAATTACCGTCAAGTAACATTGTATTACCAGACTCATCAACTCTATGACAAACCGACGGAACTACGTAAACGTTATCTTCATGTTTAAGAGCAGTGCCTCGATACGTATAACTACCTGAAACACTTGGACTACCGACAGAATCAAAACCGCCTGATGCGTATCCTGCAGAAGGAGATCCTTGTATAAGACCTCTTTCTTTTCGGTTAGTATTCATAGACATTACCTGATTGAACGCGTAAATTAAAACTGTCTCTTGCTGCGCTCTTGTAACAGATCCGCTAGGGAATACTACAACTACTTGTTCAATATAATCATATTTTTTAAGTTTGTCAATTGCATCTTTATAAGCTGTTTCATTGTAAACAGAACTGGTAACCTGACAAAGTAATACAGCAGGCGCGCCATTCTCTAAGTTAATTGATCCCGCAACTGCAAGTATACCATTTGTATTACTCTCTGCACCGTAAGTAGCTTTGATTAATTGCTTATCGTTAAAAAGAGTAGGTGTAAACTGAGATGTGGGCACATTATAGGTATATGTTACAAAATAAGTTGTACCTGCACTTGGAACATCGGTACCTGAACCTGTCCATGTAAGAGAACCACCTGGAGATACAGATGCGCTCGCTAATGCGTATAACCCTCCGCCGGCTGTTCTGGAAACATAATTTACGAGTCCAGGATAAAGCCCTGAAAATTCTGCTATCTGTGAGACACTTACACCGGACCCAGGAAAAGCTCCTAAATAATCAATGGAAGCGGTACCTCTAACAACTGGTTCATCAGTAACTATACGTGTAGTAGGTCCCATGCCCACAATAGCGGTAATGCGAGTTGCCTCGCCTAAATTAATCAATCTCGGATTGGCTAAGACGGAGACGTCCACGCCAGGGGGTGTGTAAACTGTTGACATATTTTTTATTCCTCCAATGTAAACCCTGATACGAAAAAGTGATGCTTCATAGGCATCCTTTGAATTCTGCTTAACTTCTATGTAAAGAGATGGAAATTATTTCTAAAGTTTCAAGGGGAACTGGTAGAGATATGTTGTAAAACAGTGTCTTTACCATATTGTCGAACAAAAGAGTCTGGGTCCCCAATAGGGAGAGAGGCTATAGTAGTTTGGATAGCGTGGTTAGTTAGTGTTTCATAAACTCTAAAAGAACTTTTATTACCAGCGTCATCTTGATCATACAGAATTATAGCTTTATCAGTAGCATATTTCAAAAGTAAAGCATGTTCATCTGTAAAAGAGGTTCCACAAGGAGCAATAACATTCCTAATTCCATATATAAAAAATGAGATAGCATCCATCATTCCTTCTACGATAATACAATAACCCTCCTGCTTTATGTAGGGTAGAGCTTCTTTCAAATTATAGAGTAATAAGGATTTTGCAAAAATATCTGAAGAAGCAGTATTTATATACTTTGGAGTAGCTTTTGCGGTATAAAGTACCTCTTGCTCTCTAGTCCAAATACGCCCACTGAAGCCCACCGTATTTCCTAAGATATCATCAAGAGGAAAAATAATCCTATCAGTTAAAGGATCAAAAGATCTCCCCTCACTCACAAGTACCACTTTAAGAGTACGTAGAAGATCATCAGACAAATTATTTAACGCTAAAAACGCCTGTAGTTTACTAATACCTGGGCTAAGCCCTAATTTATAAAAATCTATATACTCTCTCGAAATACCACGAGAAAGTACATAATCAAGTGCGGCAGGATTTTCATAAAGGCAATGAGTATAAAACTTCTGGATCTTTAATAGGAAAGAAGTGTAGGTGAGATAGTTATTAGTAACTTGTTCTAATAAAGACATATAGTAAAGTATATTTAACCTCTAAACGCTTCAAGTGCTCTTCTAAATCCTTCAAAAGTTAAGATTTTTCCGTGTACCCCAGGATATCCACAAGAAGACTCAGGATGCACATAGCTAGAATACTTTTCAAATAAGAACTTTGCTACATCTAGTACTGGATCAGAAACTGTGGTTGCACAAATTATAACAAAACCCTCATCAAACTCTTCCCCATTAAACATAGAATCAATACGCTTCTGAGGTGCGCCTGTCAAATCAGAATACAATACAACATCACCCGATTTAATACCGGTATAAAAAAATCTTAAGAAATACGTTTTGCCTTCTTCAAAGTTCATATTAACACCTTTTTATTGAGTTTACTAATACCTGGGGGATCCCTAAAGGAAACCTTATTAAAACTATGTTTTTCCATAGATCTTAACATCAGATATATCACGATTGCAGTGTTTTACGGTGAAGTAAAGAAACGTTATCGTAATCATTCATAACCTTTTCTATTACCTGAGAGGAAGATGCTCTAACTGGATGTATATCAATCCCCCCTCTTCTGTTATAGATATTTGCCACAAGAAGCTCTTCCGGGTGAAACTTATTATAAAGGGTATTATAAATAATTTCCGTAACATTTTCATGAAAATGCTGAGCCTTACGCATAGAAAATATATAACGAGCTAATTCAAAGACATTAGGATAACTTCTTCCATCCATGTAAATGTAACAATTTCCTGTATCCTTCTGATTTGTAATTTCACAATTAGATCTTAAGTTAGCTGTATGAAATGTAAATGGATCTGAATCAGTATTATCAAAAGCCGTTTGTAAAAGATCAGGGTTTTCTACGAAGGAGTCTACGAGTATGTTTAGACTATCAATAGTCTGAAAAGATTCTTTAAAAATATCACCGTACAAATAACTCACTCCCACAAGATGTAAATAAGCCATTACATCTACACCTACAGCAGAAGTGAGATCCTCTTTTACAATTTTAAGAACCTCTGCATCATTCTCAAACCGTTCTAAATCAAAAGAATTCAAATACAGTTTTAAAGATTTAGACTCAATTATGTTCTTAGAAGTACAGGGATAGCATATCTTTAAAACTCCGGTAACAGGCATACCACTCTTCTGTAAAAAAGAAAATTCATACGCATGCCAGACATCATAACCTATAAAACGAGCGTTAATGTTCGCTTTGATACGCCCAAAAATACGTGGAATAGGAACTAATAAGCTACTATCATGCTTCTCTGGAGTTTCATACCTTACGTTTTTACCTAAAAACTTACCAGCTATATCTGTTAAGATTTCTTCCATGTCTTCACCGTATTTGTTATAAGTTGTAAACGTTCTGTAATGGAACCAGAAACTCTAACAATCCTTTTCGTATCTACATACAAAGGTAATCCTTCTTTCTCAAAGAGAAATGTGATACTATCTCTAAAAGCTTTATCCGTACTTCTCTTACCATCTGCAATCAAAGGTAGTTCGGGTTCAATATAAAAAAATATATCATAATAATCTTTATAATACTCGAGGGCATGTCTAGCATATATACTAACCCATGTCGGTACCTTATCATGCGTATGTAGCCATTTAGTGTAAACAAAACTATCAATTAAACATCTATCAGTTACAAGATTAGGATGAAGCAAATTCTGAATATGAGTACCAATTATTAAAAGTTGAGTTGTGGTATTCCCATCCTCGTTTATGATTAATCCGGCTTCCTGCATACCTCTTGTAATATTGTACTTAAACGTAAAAGGTGCAAAATATGGATCTTTCTGTAAATGCTGAACCAGGGTAGTTTTACCCGTACAATGAACTCCTGTTAATGCTATTCTCATATAGTAATACCTATTGGTTCTGTAATTATGCTACTATAGTTCTTAAAGAACTCCTCCCATGCCTTTAAAGAAGTAGTTCTGAGAGTACTATACACGCTATCAGGAGTTGTACAAGTATTAAGTGTACTAACTTCAACACAAATTTTTCCCTCATCCACTCCTGGAGTAACACGATGTATGACACTACCTATCTTACTATAAAGAGAAAGATTAGCAATAACTTTATTCTGTGGATCTTTACCTTTTAATTCTGGGTATGTAGTTATTAAGCCAGGGTGCCCATTCCATATCTCATATTTACAGATCTCTTCCGGTATAACTCTTAACCACCCGTGGAGTGTAATAATAGGAGGATTAGGATTAAGATGACATCTTATAGCCTGCTCGTAATTTAAAACACTTGACTTACTCGGGGTAAATACCCAAAGTCCTTTATAAACGTTTCTGAGAGAATCACTTATATCAGCAACTTTTGAGAAAGACCTGTTTGTAACAATTACATCCGGTTGCCAATCGAGTAACTGTATAAGTTCGCACAATTCTTGACCCGTCTGGCTGAAGAAGGAAATCCAAGATCGCTGCTGTAATTTTTCATCTATTAACATATTTTCTAAAAATATTTATATTATAAATAAGAAGTTCTTTGTTAAAGCTTGTATCATCAAGAAGGGTATAGAGTTTTACTCTTGGTTTCTTGTACCACCCTAAAATATCATTATCGTACATCTTACCTGTAAGAGCTAGTACTACCGGAGAAGATGTGTCAAGACTATCTATCCAGCTAAAGTGTTCCTTATTATAAAACTTAAATTCTCTAGGATCAGATGCCCCTAACAGGTGATGAGGTTTTTTCTTATTAATAATACCTTCCCGTAACCATTTGTTAAGTAGAGCAATACGCCCTAACATCCAGCTTGTTTCCTCATTCGGGTGCGGTACAAGCTCTCTATAATAATCGTAATTAAAGGATATAGCTATCTTATCTACACCTAGATCTTGATCTAGTGCTCTATAGCAGTGTGTTAACTCGCTATAGCTCTGCCCCTGTACAACTCCTATAGCCTTACCAACAGCCTTAGAGTGGTAATTCTCGTACCAATCTCTAGCAAGAGTAAGAGTTTCCCTCATGCTCTCTAAAGCATCTGGAATAATGTAGTAGGTAGGTTGTAATTCTTGAATCCATTTCAGATATTTTACTGAATCGTAGGCTTTCCCAGTTTCGAATACAGAATTATCGATCACTATCTCCCTACCTTTTTCTTTCTCTCGGCGGAAGAAATCTAAATATTGAGGATACTCATCAAGTAAGTGTACAAGACAATAAGAGTAATCTGTCATTGCAGAGACTTCTTCTAAAACATTAAGTGGGCATTCGTGGGCTATCTTCAAGGTATTCTCCTTAAATAAATTTTTTATCTGTTTGTTTTCTGTGTGTGAGAAGCTTGTTGTAAAGAATATTCCAATCTTCTTTAGGATTAATTTCAATTGTAGACCCCCAGTGGGAACCTACCTTTAATTCAGCACCTAGTGGAACAGTTATAGACGGTAATGGCTTCTTTATCATCTCTGTACTTACTAATTCAATAACAGTTTTTAATTCTTCATCCGGTACATTAAGTACAATAGAATCATAGACTGTAAGAACAAGACGAGTCTTCATTCTATTCTCCCAAATATACCTAAAAATACGTATAGCAGCTAAAAAGGTTAAATCAGAAGCAGCTGATTGTATAGGACTATTAACCGCCTGCCTTTCGGCTTCCCCTCGTAACTTACCATCGGAAACATTGATATTAGACAATCTTCTACGTCTACCGAACAGATTCACAACATAACCGTCTCTTCTTGTCTTCGATATCGTAGTTTTAAGCCAGAAAGATGCTTGAGGATACCTAGCAAAGAAAATATCAATAATCTTTTGAGCTTCTACAGTGCTTATATCTAATTGTTTTGCAATACTCGGAGCACCTCGTCCATACATACAACCGAATACAATAGTCTTTGTAGGAGTTCTCTCATCCTTTGTGACATCTTTAGTTAATTCGAGAAATTGTTCATAGGTAATCGTACCCCTTGGTAATTTAACATTATGGTAAGCTACAGCTGCAATAAGTTTATGAATATCTAATCCGTTATTTAAATCTTCAAGAGCTTGTGGGTCTTGAGAGTACTGCATCCATATTCTAAATTCAGCTTGCGCCATATCCGCCTCAACTAACCAATCACCCGTTCCTAAATCAGCACAGAATATATCTTTTATATCACCTGCCGTTTTGCTTGTCGGTATATTCCCCAAGTTAGGATCACGAGAGCTTATACGTCCTGTATTTGTAGACCACAAAAAATAATCTGTATGCACCCTATTCTGAGGAGTTAGCCTATTTGCAATACCTTCTAAAAATGTACTCTTCAGATGACTGAGGGTTCTGTACTCTAGTAATGCATTACAGAAACTATTAGCCTTAGCATACTCTGCTAGGACCTCTGCATCAGTAGAAGGTTGACCCGAATCAGTAACTTTAATCACCTTCAATCTCATCTTATCAATTAGAAGCTCTTTTAACTGCTTAGGTGAATTAACATTAAATTCCGTCGTAAGTAAATCGGGGGACTTAAGTAACCTTGTCTGTAAATAATCTTCAAACTGAGAATGTCTTTTTGTAAGTGTTTTAGACTTTTCCCACTTCTGTTTTAATGCTGCTGTTTCAGCTGCTCTCTTCTCTTCAACAAACTGTCTTACCTGCGGAACACTTCTAACAGTTACAAGCTGCTCCTCCATCTTAAGAGTATATTTAGCTATCGTTTTATCTAAATAAGGTTTATCTACTGACACCCCATCGTGTTCCGTTCTTAGTAATATCTTCTGTGTCGGCATCATAATATCATGTAAGACATAAGAGAGTTGCTGTTGCTGTATTTTAGGGTACATAGCTAGATAAGAGCGAAAAGTTGCATCCGCGTCTTTTAGAGCGTAAGGATGAATAATTTCCATAGGAATATCTCTATACGTCTCAATAGGGTGCTCTTCAATATATCTAGATAACGTTAGCTCGTAGCCTCCAAAGTCCGTATACTCCCAAGCAAGTACTTCTAATCCATGATGGGTTTCTTCATTAAGTAAATAATGCATGAGTAAGGTATCAGCATAATAGTTCTGTACCGATATACCATGATTCATAAAACATTGTAAATCGTAACCCCCGTTATGAAACACTTTTTTACTATCATTTTCCATGACCTCCTTTACTTTACTCCAAAAATAACTAAGGTTTTCTGGAGTATCCCTAAAGTATCTACAATCAAGTAAGACAGCTGTCTGCGGTTTCCAGGAAACCGTGATTATAAAGATTTCAGCTTCAAGCGTGTTAATAGAAGTCGTTTCTGTATCACAAGCCCATAACTTGTTCTCGTGTAGTTGATTTACAATCCAATCAAGTTGATCTCTTCTCTGAATCACATGATAATGCGTTAATAAGGGCTCTGGTATTATAAAGCTACCATTCATATAAGCTGCCGCTTTACTAAGATCCTCTACTAGTAAATGTCTCTCTGTAGGATTCTTAAGTACGTAAGCTGGATGAAAGGTAGGTAGTAACTTACAGAGTAGCTCAGGGTGATCATAAAAAACACCTCTAACCTTCGTGATATTACCAAGATTAGGAAAAATAGTCTTTGATGCTGTAGCTCCAAGTGTAACAATTAAGGAGGGCTTGAGCATTTCAATCTCTTTGAGTAGAAACTCAGAACAAGCTTTTACCTCCTTCGGTACAGGAGGTCTCTTCTCAGGCGGACGACAAGCAACTGTGTTGGTTACCGCAATAGAGTTTCTTGGAATACCTACCTCTTTAAAGATTTCATCTAAAAGCTCACCTGTTCTACCAACAAAAGGAACGCCTTGTTCATTTTCGTCATCCCCGGGACTCTCTCCAATAAAAAGAACTCTAGCTTCAGATGGTAGTATAGAATGTACAACTTGTACACCTTCCTGCTCTCCAAGGCTACAGTTCTTGCAATTGCTAGGATGCTGACAAGGTAAGAGTGGCATATGAAATAAGAATTAGTTTTAAAATAAAACCCGGATTACTTATAATCCGGGTTGTCATGAACTATAAGATATTTAGATTACTCTGTCACTTCTGGAACTTTTACCACTTCTGGAACTCTTACTTCCTCTTCCTTTTTTTTCTTCTTACTAGCCATAGCAAGCAAGTGTTCAGGAACAGGCTTACCATTCTTCTTGAGATAATCTATCAAGTAAGTAACTCTAGGTCCTTGTATACGCCGTATTAGAACCTTTCTCTCGGGTGCACGATCAGGCATAGCTGCAATTACTTCATCCGCTATTACCTCTGGAGTCTTACCAGCTAAAAGCCCAGGTGTGATAATGCTTGACATCTTTGCACCTGGCTCTTTTGCGGTGGTTTTTTCTTTGTTCATCTTTGTACCTTTTTCTTTAGTGGTTGATTTCTTCTTTATACTATCTGGATGGGAAATATGGAATGCAGAATCATAAGCTACTAACTCCGTACCTGCGCTTATTGTAATACTGTTGTAAGAATTGATTTCTGATAAAACACTAACATTATCACCAATAGATACAATCTTTACTTTAAAAAGCATTCCTGTTACTAAGTACTCTTTACCGACTTCGGCGTCCTTAGCAAGAATACGTGGTAGAGATTCAGAATCTCTTAATCTTTTATCTTTCTCTTCTTTAGTTATCATCTTTTTTCCTTTTAGGTTTATTAGTACTATACACGATTATTGTAAAATGGAAGCTATATGGTTTTCAAACTCTCTTCTCTTTAGCTTACGCTCCTTGCATATAGCATATACAGAATTACCATTTATAAGGTCTACAACAGGTTCTTTTAAGTCTTCAGGTAAATCCATCATAAGATCTCTATAACTCTGAGAAGGAAGGGACTCATCAGGAAGAGTATGTATAAGTAGTAGTTCGTCTCCGTCATCTCCGCAGTCGATAGATACCGGACCAAACAAGCTAACCGCATCAGAATTTACTCTACTGTGAAGCCTCTTTGTCCTAATGTGAGAACTATTAGTTAGTACGTTATTAACTATTCTACGAAAACGCTCATAGAAAGGAACCTTGACACCCCGAGTATTTAATAAATCTGGACCAAAGTTACGTAAATTCCATAACAATTGGTATCTGATCTCAAGCACATCCTCTTGTACGTATATATCATCATAAGTATCTGAAAAATGACTACTCTTTGTAGAAATTAAAGCGTAGTTGTTTATCTTATTCCACAGCTTTTCAAACAGTGGTCCATCAATCTCATATATTTCTCTTAGTTTGCCCTTTTTCTTCCCCCTGCAATAAGTCCATACACTTACTTTATAACGTTTTGGAACCGACACCTTATCTTTTCTCCTCTGAGTCTGAAACTTAAAGTAATCTGCTCTTTCCTTTGCCGTCATTTTGCGACAAACTTTACAGACCAGATCTTCAAGTTCAACGTAAAATTGTTTTTTCACTTCTTTTTCCATTTAGCACCCCTTATTCCAAAGTTTAACAAACTTGTCAAGTTGCTTCTGGTTACCGGTTACAACCAGTTTAGTGTGATAATCTTCAGACTTCTTTTCGCAACCAGCTTTATCAGCCACTAAACGAGCATCTTCTAACAAAGATTCATTTAGTATCCCTGTTACTACGATACCCTTTTTTGTTACACGTGCTTTCATTAGACCCTCTCTATTTAAAATTTATAAATAAGTTGATTAGTTGAAGAAAATCACAATTAAACAGGATAGCTGTGGGTTCTCTTTGAAAAGAATATTGTAAGCTTAGAGTAGCTTGACACCTTGAATAAGGTTTAGATAAGTATGTCATAAAGAATAACCAAAGCATTTATTTAGCATTTATTTGTTATTTTCCTTACTTAAAAATAGGTACCACCAATGTTGGAAACAACTAAAGTTTATATTTAAGTAGTTAACTTCGTAACATAATTTTATTGGGTATTTCTTAAAAATTACCGATATTTAGTAGGTATCCTCTTCTGCTAAATCATCGAAAACATTAGAAGCGTACTTCTCAGGTACCGCTTTAGAAGATTCTTTAAAAATAGGACCACAGGAGGATTCACGCCTTCTTATAAGACCAAAGATATCAAAAATAATATATGACCAAAAAAGTGTAATAAAATTAAACATCTAAATATCCAGTTTTATTAACGCGCCGTTATCAGTCAAACATACCCAGTAATCATAAAACAACCCTCCAAACCAGCTGATTTTTCGATCAGTAAGTATGCCAGTACGTTCTATCACAGGATTAACAACAGCAACTCCCCAGGAACCGATCGCGCCATCCCCACAGAGAATATCTTTTTTAATTATAGCAGAATACTTAATTTCACCGGCTTCCCCAGATAACTTAAATTTAATTCTGTCTCCTATTTGCAAATTACCTTTATTATGTAATTTCATTAAAATATCTCCAATAATTTTTTAACATATTCGCTAGCAACCTGCCAAGTTACCGGACCTGTTTCGTCAGCATAATTAACTGGATCTATTCTGCCAAGTTTTAAAAACGCCTCTATCCGTTCAACGGATGCAGCAGATTTATAATCTGAATACCAGTCTCCAAATACTGTTCTATATGCTTCTTCTATTCTAGAAGTACTTTCTGGTCTTGGGATATAAATTGGTTTATAAGAGGTATTAGTACGCTTATAAACTTCATCAAAATCTAAACCTAAAACTGCGCAGCAATATTCACCATCTTTCAATATATCATATTTAATATTTTCAAGGTAAGGCGTGTAAACAGAAACGCGTTCGGATTCCCAGTTACCTGCACGGAAAGCTTCAAAATCTATGTCTCTAAAAACTTGTCGGCAATCAGGATAGATATCATGATCACCAGCATGTATGCCCATAGCTATAATACATTCAGAATCGTGTTTTGTTGCGATAGATAATGCCACCGCTTGTATAATAGAACTAAAAATCTTATTGCGGTTAGGTACAACAGTATCCTTCATATTCTCTTGTTTATAATGACCCTCAGGAACTTCCTTACCGCCCTCTACAAGAGTAGAGTTTAATAGATCTGATAAGCCCTCTAATTTAATTATTTGATGCTTAACGGGCATCATATCATTGAGAAAAGGTGAATTAATATACTGTATTAATTCAGCAGCTCTTGTCAATTCTACCTTATGCTTCTGACCATAATCAAACGATAAAGCAGTTACTGAATAACCTTCAGCAAGAAGACGGAGTAGTAAAGTACTACTATCCATACCGCCTGATAAACTTAGCACTGCATATTTCATATCTCACCTATATTAAATCCTGTATAGCCTAACTGTTGATTCCTTATTACCACCAGTTCTTCTAACGTTCTTGGTATGTAATTAAGATGCTCAACACAAATATTTATAAATTTTTCCTGCCCTATTACTCTTATATCTTTAAGTAATTCATTATGAATATGCCCATATAATACACGATCCGCCTTAGCGATTAAATGAGAGACACCCCCCCAAGAGCCTATTAAATTATGAACTACTAGTACCTTTGTAATTTCATCAAAATGGTATAAATGAGCCTCCTCAAATCCTAGCTTTACCATACTGTTGCGAGACCGGTCGTGGTTACCCTTAACTAGAATCTTATGCCCTTTGAGAGCGCGCAGTAACTCCGGTACTAGCTCCTTATAGTGACGTTTACTAGAGAGCGTAAGATCTCCACCGTAGATTACAGTATCCTCATCACCTACTACAGAATTCCACTTATACACCATAAAAGCATCCATCTCTTCGACGGAAGAGAATGGTCTATCTCCGTACTCCTGCTTTATTATGTTAGTGTGTGAAAAATGGTGATCACTTATGTAAAAAACCTTACTCAATGTCTCCAATTATAACTATGCTGGTAACAGCAAACATCATAGGGATGTATCGATTCTTCGTTAAAAACGCGTAAAGACCACGAATGAACGCTCGGAAGTGCCTCTAGAGCTAATTGAACGTCTCTGGTAATATCTTCAGAAAATTTTGCATTATTATAAGCCTGCTCTGTAACAAATTTTTCATCAGGACGTTTTAGAATAGGGTAAACAGGAGCTGAAGCTTCTTTCTCCATTAAGTCTATAAGATCCTCAAGCCAGATAGTTTCACCCTCCTTTGCAATAACAGCGACACGAATATGGGAACGCTGATTATGAGCCCCCATACCCACCTTATCTCCTATTAAATCTTTTATTACATAAGAGTTTTCAATAGTAGGATCTGTCTGAACATCTGGAACTTTGAGATTTAGTTCTCTGAGAAGACTCATACCTCTCGAACACGGACAGAGACTAGCAGCTATTACATTAGCTTCAAGAATAAAATCATAATTCCCGTTTCTCTTTACCCCGGTAAACGCACAGCGATACCTCTGAGGTGCAGCTTTCTTGGTTACAGGTGCTTTTCGTTCTAAGTAATAATCAAATTCAAATCGAGCATAAGCATCACTACTCTTTAACTTCTTTCTTAAAAGCTCAAGAAGTTCAGGCATACTACGGGATGAAATAGTCTGATCGTTAAACTCGACCAAACATTCCATAAATCTCGACATATTAATTCCCTTATACTCTTTAGGTAACCCCACAAAAAGTTTAGTTCGGGCGGAAACCGTTTTATAAATAAAAGAATTAGCATCACCCTTTACCTTTACCTTAATAGGAAAGTAAACATTGGTAATACCTACTCTGAAAATTGAGATGTCTCTTAAATCCTGCTGATTCTGAAGATCGGGTAATTCACGTGTCATGATAACTCCGAATTTAGTTGATTAGAAAAATCGCTATAAATAGATACTATTTGCTTCTCTGTTAAAGCCTCTGAAGAAGGACTCTTTAAGAATAATAACACAGGAAACCATGTCTGTATAAATGCGGTTGTAGGTTTTTTTGCTGCTATGGTAGATAAAATTCTCTCGCTGCATGCTGATAGTATAGGAAGATTTGACTTTTTTTCTTGTACTTTTTTTGATCTCTTATTTAGGTTTTCAGTAAGCGTAGTAATATCATAACTATGCCCTGTTCCGATAAAGTTATTCACAAGTAATTCAACAGCTTCTTTATAAGTACACTTTTCTAGTGAACTAACAAACTGGGTCTTGTTACCCTTAGCTCCACAGCTAAAACAATGAAAAGCATCCTTACTCATATTATACCTAGCATTACCAAAATTATTATCATTATGAAAGGGACAAAGTAAATCCAATTCTGCGGATCCAGCTCTTTCTCGATAAGGGATATTATAATAGTCTAATATTTCACGAAAATCATCAATCATACGTAACTTCCTAAGAACATTCTAAATCCCCTCTTTTGGTACTATAACGTTTGCATCCCCAACATAATTGAGATCTGGATTAGCGAAGGTAGTAAAAGAAATATGTTTAGGACCATACCTATTCTTTTTTATAGACCAGTGTAGTTGATTAGTAGCAGCGTCTACTCCCTCTGCATCTTGAAATAAATGTATAAACAAATGACAGACATTAGAAAAATAATGACTCTCGCCCACGTGTTCCAATCCAACCTTAGCCTTATCCTTCACCTTCTTCCCTTCTCTATTCTCTTGCATACTAGTTATGAAGCCAGATTTATACGTTCTAGCAAACCTTCTTATCTCAACACCAGCATTCTTGAATTTTTCACTTGTGTTGTTCCATGGAGATATCGGTTCAACCTCATTAAGATAATCAAGAATAATAACATCAGGATACTTTCCATTAATTGTATAATATAATTCTGCCTCAGCTACAATATCTGCAGTAGTAGCTCTATCCGGTATATCAACAATGTAAAGATGTGGTCTGTTTGCAACGGTTTTTATAAGTTGTTGTCGGTAGTGTTCTTTATTTCCTCCTAAATCCCCTGTTCTCATCGCATTAAAAGATAATAAAGAATCCCTACTATCAATAATGAGTTCGTAATCTTCTTTAGGCACTTCAAGAGAAATAACCATTACATCTCTCTTTCCAATATAAGAAAGATTATAAGCTATATTAGCTTTAACCTTGGTTTTGAAACCTCCTGTCTCCGCATAAAAAGCTACAACGTGAGATGGACGTAAACCTCCGGAAGTATACTTATCTAGATCACTAATATAATACGGCATTCCACTTAAGAGCTTAGGATTCTTCTCTATCTGTCTATACCTCTCCCACCTTGCAGTAGCACTCTCATAAATAAAGCCCCTCTCTCGAGTACCTGCTTCAAAAGGATTAACAAGTTTAGAAAGTTCAAAAATTTGAGCTCTTACAACCTCCTCAACCCTACTCTTCTCTAGGTCATTAGGTACCCTAGAAACAAGATCATATACCTTCCTAGCTGCCCACATCTCATAAAGATCATAAATTTTAGAGTTTGCAAGTTTAACATCAACTTTTATCGCAGCTATCTCCTGTGTGAATAATCTCACCTCTGTATCTGAACACTTCTCTGTGATAAGTTCTAATGTCGGATATGTAGAATAGGGTGGAGCCAGGAAAGCCTTATAAGCGCTATAAGCTTTTCGGCTGGATAATTCATACAGCCACCCCTCTGGGATATTCTTCCAAAATTCAGGACCTCGTAAACAACAAGCCAAGAAGTACTTCTCTGTATCAAAATCATTAAACTTTAGACTCATGTATCCCCCTTAAGGAGCTTTTGGAGACCGGTATTAGGGTTTCTAAAACTCTCTCCTACAAGAATTATATCGATAAGTTCTTGAAGTCTATCCACAATGTTAAAAGCGTGTACAGCCTTTAAATCTGTCTTTGGAATATTGGAAGTAACTATAAGAGCTTTTTGGCTATCATAAATGTAACTAAAAAAATCATTAACAAGATTACCGGCAAACTTACCAGGATCAGCGACATTATAATCTTTTTCAATCTCATCAATAAGTAATAACCTCGCCCCATCTCTTATGAAATCTAACTCTGCTTTTTTCTGCTCATCATTTATAGCCTCAAACAAAAGCTTAGTAAGTTGGGACATACGAATAGAATAACTTGGGATATTATGTTCTAAAGCCTCCTTCACAATACAAAAAGCTAAAGAAGTTTTAGCAAGTCCTGAAACTCCTTGTACATATAAACCAATACCTTCCTCAATAACTCTCTCTATATCAGTGCAGTACTTCTTAATAACATTAATTGAAACTTCATTACTTTTCGAGAATTCGGGGGTTAAATGTTGAAGATTAAAATCCCAATACTTCTTAGGTATATTAGCTCCAACATAGGAAGCTCTCCTTAAGAATTCCTTAGAACAACTACAGCTTTCAAAAACCGCACCGTTGAAAATTGCCCCAGTACCGTTACATAGCCCTTGACACACTATTCCAAAAGTTTCTGTTTTTATATCTGCTACCTTTTCGGCAGAAAGAAGAAATGTTCTATTCATAACTGTTTAAATAACATGTTGTCTCTAAATAACTTATCTCTTAGTTTAATAAAATCATCATTAGTACACTCTTTTAAGAAACGCTTCTTCAATAAATTAAATACACGTTCACTAACTATTGATCCGAAAGCAGGCACATACTGTCTTCCTATAAATAATTCAGTAAAAACTCTATCAATAAAACTCTTATAATCTTGATTAGATATTCCTAACTTTTTACGAAACCCCTTCATACGTGATATAAATCCTTGCCATGCCATCGGTGGTATCGTAAGCTCTCTTCCAGTAATCTCCTTAAACTTATTAGAGTAGTACATAAGAAAGTCCTTATTAGACCACTTTTCTAACGGCTTACTAATAACTACAAAAGGGGATACTTCAATTATTGGCACTTAAATATCCTATCGATCTTCTTTAACATCTTTTCCTGGTAATTGAATTGTTCATCATAGGTATTAAACTTCCATACGTTACTATTATATTCCTCCACTAATTTATTGGCTCTAGCAGCTTGCTTATTTGCTTTTTCACTAAGACTATATCCATACTTACCCAATAAACCCGCATATTGATTACTCATACTATCTCCTCTAAAGATTTCTTACTCACGTCTCTGTAAACTAGTTTAAATTCTGGTTCAGATTGATAAAATATTTTTCGCCTATTACTGTGTTTTTTGAGATACTTACATTGAAATTCAAAATCTATTACACCACATACGCGTTTACCGCCATCTGCAGTCATTGAACGTATACGTTGTATAGTAGGAATCATCTTCGCACCACCTACTAAGTTTATAGTAAAATTTAAAGACGGTATATCAATACCTTGCTCTATCAATGTAGATACTAAACACGGTATTTCTTTACTATCAAGCTGTTTTATTAAAACTTGGCGTTTTTCTGCGGGCTCGTTTCCAATTAAAAAGGGGTAACCTAGTTCTTTTGCAAGTTTCTTAGATTGCTCCCTAAATTCTGTTTGTATTACAACAGAATGTCCTAATCCTATTAATTTATCAACTATCTTTTTCACTAATCCGGAAAGAAATTCATTATCTGTAACTGCTTGTTTATAAACAGATTGATAATTTCCATCCACCTTTTGCTTAGGTAATTTATACAGGTAAATAATAGGTGCAAGTAAAAACCCTTCTTTTATTAATTCAGAATATGAAATTTTATGTATTACGGGTCCTACAAATTCTTCAACACGTAAAGACTCTTCATCTTCTTCTTCAAATGGCGTTGCAGAAAGCCCAATCTTTAAATCTGCGTTTATACACTTATCTAGTATTATTCTACTAGTTCTACCAGAAGATTCATGTGCCTCATCATAGTAAACTTGTCGTGCAGCATCGAAGAGAGCTCTTACAGATTCTTTTGCATCAGTCAAGGGTCTTTCCTTTTGTTCTCCCTTATCTGTCTTATACTTAAGATTAAAAGCTGCGTAAGCACTCTGTACTGTTACAACATTAAGATCACCCAACGTGGAAACACCATCCCCAACAAAACCTACCTTTATCTCTGGTATAAATTTCTCCGCACGTGCCACTGTTTGATACGCTAAATCTAAACTTCGACACAATATGACGGTAGGAAACTTCCTTTCACTATCTATTGCGGCTAACGCCATATGGGTCTTTCCCGATCTTGGTGGAGATTGTATTATACCAAAACGGTATTGCAGTATCCGCTGAACAGCTGTTATTTGGTAAGGACGCAGATCATAAGTATTGCTACGCTTAGTATAAACGGTAGGAGGCGGTGCATTTAAAATAGCTACCTCAAATCCTTCATTAAGCAAAATACTCCTTACACGATACAAAAGACCAGCTCTGAAAGATAATGTTTTCTTACTAAAAAGATGGTTGTAACCATCCCATACACCACTCTGAAATTTAGGAGAAAAGAAATATCCACTACTCCTATAAGCTAAAGTATCATAAAGTAGATTTGTAATCTCTGAGGAAATATCGCTTGTAATTCTACACTTAACAGGTGAAAACTCAATATAAATAGTATTTTCCATATACATATGATAAACACGCTCTTTACGTCTGGGGGGGTACTATCAACCATCCTTCGCTAGCAAGGTGGTATATAATTTGCTCAGCATTTACCTCATCAATAGCAGTATCGTTAGTAACCCAGGAGGCAACTATTT